CTTTCCCCTCCTTGTCACGAAGTTTCTTCTCGTGATCTTCTAACCACCGATCGTCGTTGATCTGATCAGCACGGTCAGCCATCTGATCCCGCTCCAATTCACTAGCCTGTTCCGCTAGCTCTATGTCCGTCTCATCACCTTCCAACTCACCAGCATCACGCTGATCTAAGAGACGTTCATAGTTCTCGAACCACCTGTCACTGCCGCCCATGTCTCTCTCCTATGGAAGTTCCGGAATCCTTGCACCACAACAGACGCTGAGCCACTCCTCATTCTCCCAGTCGAACCCGTAGCTAGTGTGCTCATGGCACTTGGAGCAGAAGTCGATGTCAGGTTGAGGTTGCTCGGGTACTAGCCATGCCCTCACCTTTTCCACCGAGCCATGACAATCCCCGGGGATCTCCCACCTCACGTACCGTACTATCTCGAAGAGCGCGGCTTTGCTAGACCCGTCCGCCCTACCTAGCGCCTCCATGAGATTGTTCTCCAGCACGGCGGTGACAAAGCTGCCGCAAGGGCGGTGATATTCTGCGTGGTTCCAGATAGCATCGAGGATGCGTACTGGAGCATCATACTTTGAGTATCCTTCGTGTCTCTCTGTTCCTTCTGAGATTGCCGATCGCTTGTCACTCATAGCTACCTCTCTTGGTTTGAATAGATGGGGATGTGTCATCTCGTGGGTCTGTACGAACTTCAGCAACCGCTCCTTGAAGCCCTCCCTTGGGTCCTCACCAGGTGGGCCATTGATCAGAGTGGTGATGTCGATGGTCATTCTTTCTCCAACCAGGCGAGGAAGCCTAGGATTAGGAGAACAACTGGTAGTATGAGTTCAACTACTCCGGGCATGAGCCTCTCCTGTTATAATCTATCTCGGTGTAGGTACTCGATCAACTCATCCTTGATCTCTGACATGAGGATAGTGTCCTCAACGTGTTCGCTACGATGATCAACCATCACTGCTATGATGAAGCGTTGTAGCAGATTTACAAATCCTCTCTCATCCATGAGCTTCTCCACATAAGGGACACACGTCTGCACCGCCAAAGAATATGACAGGACAGGGGTCCCGTTCAAAGAAGATTCGGAATCTCTTGAAGTCCTTGTCTGGTATGACACAGATGGCACGTACCTCGTGTACCTTGGGCCTGCGTACATTGAGTACCATACCCACTAGGTGCTCCACCCCTTCGGGTGAGTTAGCCCATACGTTGGTAGCGGTAGCGAAGGTACCCAGCTTGGGCATCACTATGTCGATAGTATCCTCCGCCACCGGGTCATTCCAGAGGTTACCCTTCAAGGTAGAGGCAACAAGCTGTACATACGATGAGAGGCCGTAGAGTTCTCGATCCGTGACTCGATGAGCCTCTTGGTTTCCATGGCTTTCAGTACACGATAGGAAGTATCGCGCTCTAAGGGTGAGTCAGGTAGAGCCACCAGCTCGAACCGATTCCTCGCCCCATTGAGTAGCTGTGCACTAACCCATGATTCTGTCGCTGTCATGCTTATCCTCCTAGTTCATGGTAGGATCGAAGGTCTTGAATAGATCTTCGGGTGGCATATCTCCAACCAACTTGAAGATCAAGCTGCTGATCAGCGCGGTTGCTCTTATCTCACCTATCTCATCGGGGAGTCTATCTATCCTACAAAGGATAAGCCCAAGGTGATTTGCTAGAGAGTGGAGCGTTTCGATCGCCACTTTCATCTCCTCAAGCTTACCAGGGAGACAGCCCCCGTTACCATCCTCTGCCCCCTCAACCGATAGGACAACAGTCTGCTCAATCAATCGAAGGAGGGCCCGCTTGCGTAGGACTAGGTACTGCTTGGTACACATAGCTTACTCCTTCAAGTGGGGATACTTCCCGAAGAACCACCTGTCTACTTCACGAATGCCTATCCTTCTAACCCAATAAGGAATCGGCCAGCTCGTTGTCTCAAGACACCAAGCCCACCAAGGACAGCCTATCATGCTATCTCCTTTGCTATAGAGAGCCCGGGACTCGAACCCGACGTCAGGGCCGAGGCGGTTTGCCCCCATCTGTATTCAGATGCTGACTGCCTCCCACCTTGACTAGTATAGGTGGGCACTCTCAGGTGTTCATGCGTTGAACTACTGGGTGGGTATGGCTGCCCGATTGTTCAGGTCGGCAAGCAAGGAGTACGATACTTGTGCGTTAGCAGCAGCCACCCCACCTATCGCTCTATGATCTTGTAGTGTATCAGAAGCTCCATATCGTGGCTTACCCCTTGAGGACTGTGATGTGTGAAGTGATAGAACTTATCGTCTACCACACTAGCACTAAGGTGAAACGTTTCATCGCAGTGGATACACCCTACTGTCACACCAAGGGCGTCGGTGCTCATGACCTGTAGCGTACCATGTCCACACTTTTTGAATGGAGTAAAGATAGGAGGGGACCCGTTCATGGTTCTTTCTTATGGTTGAGGGAGTGAACAAAGTCAACATACATCTCGTGTGACAAGGTACGTTCTAAGTACGCTGACATCTTCATAATTTCAGACTTGACTCGAGTGATACGTTGGGCGTGTTCATGCACAGCGATCATATCATAGGCAGCGACCGCAGTGAGTACATTGTCTATCATATCAATAGGGTTCGGCATACTCAGTGCATATCTCTTGAGTATTCTAATCTCGAACCTATTGATTGAGTAGTCACCGCCATTAGGTAGAGCAGGATAGATCTGAATGATCCTGCTTGGCCTGATTGCGATACCTCTTTGATGTGCCCTATGACGTAGTGCTCTCGCTACGAGAGGGCTTATGGTGTCCTCTTTTGCCATTAGCAGTACTCCTGCGGTTGATAGTAATACGGCCTGAAGGGTGAACAATAACCTTGGCCGTCTGAAGATGGTGTCCCTTGACACGCCGCCAGTCAATCAACTCACCGGCTTTGAAGTTGGGTTGGAAGCCTTGCTCACGTAGGTCCGTAACAACAGACTCCGGTGTGAGCTTGGGCTCTCTCCTATTTCGTTTCATTCTCCCCTCCCGAGAGAGTTTTGCCTACGGCACCGAGTGAGTACCAAGCGGGTAGTCCGGTGGTCCTCTCGATGTCCTCAAGTTGGGCATCCATCTCCATCCCTGTCCACTGTTCCCGAGGTGTGTCACCGAAGATGCCCCAATCAGTGCCATCGGGTGAGGTGGGTAACGTACGCCAGTTCATGAGCCTAGCGCCAGTAAGAGGACCATGAAGAACAGCACCAACAGTAGGGCTGTCGACTCCATCACGAAGTTGTTTGCTCGTCTGCGCATGTCACACTCCTTTACCAGGGCATGCCTCGAGTGAGGATGAACCACTGGTCCTTGGTGAACTTGGACTTGAAGTAGTCTCGCTGCTCCTGTGTCATCTTGAGGATACCCTGATAGCATACCTCTGCCATAGCACAGAAGGGTGGTAGCTCAGATGGCATACTTTTTCCTCTTGCATCGTAAGCATCTCCAACCGAAGAGGATGTGCTCAATGAAGAAGGGCCGCTCACAGGTACACATGTCTAGGCCTTCGTCCGGGACATAGAGCCTCCCGTACTCAAGGATCTGCCGTATGTCACGATCAGATACGGTCATACTTCTGTATCAGGGTCAGTGCACTTGTGATAGTGGCCCGCGCATAGGATGAAGGCAGCTCCGAACGCTTGACGCTCGCCGCATTCTTCACACTCATAGTGCTCGGCGTCTGGTTCACATTCAGAGTGATAGGCCCCGCATGCAAGGCAGATGCCGGGGTTGTCGAGGGAGTACAGCTCATCCTTCATCAGTTGAACCACCCGCTGTTCGGTCACCGATGAATGGATAACAGGAGGGAGGACTGGAGGTTCAGCACAGTCAGGTCCGTACTTGATGTACATCTTGTACTCCTAGTCGAGAGAACAGTTCGCGGGCGGAATTGCCCATGAATGAATATAACCCCAACTGGGACCACTCCGCAATAGAGGGAGTAAAAGTCTAGTTGACCGGGGACAGGTGTTCACCCGATGAACAACTATGACGAGGTAGGATAAAGATGGGCAGTTTTGATGCCGGTCATACCCAGGACCGGTAACCCCCTGGGGGGAGGCTAGGCCGCTTCGACCTCGGCTTCCACCCTCATGCCGGCCGCCTTCAAGAAGGCAAGCTGGTCGGGCGTGAAGGCCTGTTCCGCAGCCGCTTCGGCACTGACCGAAGGAGCCGTGAAGCCGCCACTCCGCGCACCGTACTTGTACGCGTCGACGTATGCCTGGACAGCCGCTTCACCCTGATCCAACCGAGCGCGAGCACCAGCCTGACACTTGACGATGAGCGCTTGGAGGGCGAGTTCATGAATGTCCTCTTCGGGCTTCATCACGATGTCTCCCCAGCGGGGATCTTCGAGGTTGTCCGGTACCTCTTTGGATACCTCGGTGGAATCCCCACCACGTTTGGAGACGTTGAAGGTTGCAGTTGCCACTATACTTACTCTCCTTTTTGTGGGTCAGGTTCATCGTCACCCGTGCCCCGTGAAGTGGGACCATGTTGTCCCCTTGCATATACAACATACACCATCTTGCCACCATTGTCAAGGGTCTGGTGACATGTCCCCTATCAAGTCAAAGCCTGACCGTACCTTCTTCTTGGTCGTCCGAGCGACAGCATACTCAGCCTTGCCAAAGTCATTGACTCCCCCTATCCAGCCAGGTTCATCAGGGTTAGCAACCAAGTCGAATCCTATGTCGTTGAGGGCTAGCTGCCACTCAGCCAGGTCGAACGATGCAGTGGGTGTGAACCTAATGAGGTCCATGTTACCTTCGAACTGCTTGAGCCTGTCTATTGCTTCATACTCATTGGGCTCCGCTGATGTAATAGTAACGATCCCTCTGCCCGCCGATGGCTCAATGACTATAGCCATGTACTTCCAGTCCTCACATACCCTAACCCTCTGTCTTAGACCTTTGAAGCGACCATCACACTCGGTGATAAGTATGTCGGTGGCTTTGAGTACGCGGTTGAACTGATACTTCATGCGATTCATTTCTTCTGGCCTACCACAGTTAAACTTTAGTGCTTCACCTTTAACTATGGATGCATAGATCATGTCCAACGTGGACTCATGCTCTGTGACTAGGCCAGTGCGTATGTGATAGCCCATGCTACCTCTTGTTAGGGTTGAGGGTTATATCAGGCGGAACGGACTCGAACCGTCATTTCTGGGGCCACAACCCAGTGTCCTTACCGATTGGACGACTCGCCTGGTGTGGTGAGTGTGACGCCGAGGTATTTGATAGCCCCTTGTTGTTCGAGGTCAGTGAGCTGCTCAATTAGGAAGCCGACTCGTTCCCCTGTCTCCTGATCTATGAACTCGAAGATAGGCGGGTGATCTTCGGGGAAGTCACGGCCAACGTACGTTACGACACGTGCCTCATCCCCGAGACCTATACGATACGAGCGGTTACGTTCGAGGGCTGTATACACAGTCGTCAATGGCCTCTTGTGTGGGAGGGGGTGCTATCGCTATGAAGGGAGGCTTATAAACGTTGAAGATACGAGGGTACCTTCGGGGCCTCCACTCATTGATCACGTTGTCCTTGCAGTATATACACTGCTGCTTACGGCATAGCTCAGCTTCATAGTCACCAATGCATAGCCACATAGGTAAGCAGGTGCAAGGGTCTAACCAATGAGCTTGAATCCGCCCGCAACGCATGCAAAAGATGCGATGTATACGTGGCGTGCGAGACATGAGCTTACCTCGCATTGAGTAGTTCATTCGAACAAGTGAGGGTATCTACTGGGCCGGTCACGGTATTCCTTCTCCCAGTGCTCAAGCGCAGTGAGGTATGTCCCTACATGTCGGCAGAGGTGGAGCCTAGCAAGGAAGTGACGTAGCTTCCCACACTGGTCGACGAAGTGCATGCCTCGAAGAAGGTGATCGAACTTACCTTGTACGGTAACCATGATACCTCGCTGTTAGTGTATCGTATGAGTAGGGTAGAACTAGTATCCAATCGCAGTGAGATACCATCCAGTCCATAGCATGAGGGTTCATGTCACTGTAATGCCATATCCCTGTGTATGCTACGTAGATAGGACACTCTTCCATTCTAACTAGTGCGGTGGACTTGACATACCACGCGCTTGGGTCAGTGGTGTGTGGCCAGAGCTGGGCTAACCTCGCTGCGAACCTTCGTTCATTCTCCTCGATCAATGCAAGGACAGCGCTGGCTGTGACAGGTAAGTCGTTCATGTGTTGAACACCTTAGGATTTCTTCTTCTTCTTCTTCGCGTCGCGTCTGGTGATATCAAGGTGGTACTGTGAGCTGCTATCAATAGCATGTAATGCACCTCGAAACATCTCAGTTATCAACTTCTCCTCATCAGCACCGCACTCATCGAGGTTGACTGTGCTACGAAAGGTGTATGCTCCGTTGATGAACAGCTGGAGCTTGACCTTCATGGTGTATGCACTACGTCTGCATCACCTGCTTGAGCCCCTCCTTTATCCACGTCAGCTCCGATTAGGCGAGAGTCCCCGTCGTAGAAGGGAGACTCCTGTATTCCTGGAGCTGGCTTGCGATAGCCGTCGGTGAGCTTGTCAACGTCACACTCAGGGCAGAAGGTCATTTCCTCAGCCGCTGCGACGATCAGCGCCGGGCTGGTGTAGCTACCTAATGGGAGAGAGGAGGATCGGAAGTAGTACATCTCTCTGGTATCTGTCAGCTCCCATGCATTAGCGCATGTCTGACAGTAGATGAACTCGCTTGAGTTGAGTAGTGTCATGACCCCCTCCTCCTGTGTGATGGGCTTATGGTTGAATATAACACCCACTTAGCACACTACGCAACCCAGATGATACATGTCCAGACGTGTGACATGCCACCGCCTACCAGGCCAACCATTGTCATGTGGGTGTCCTCGCGTGTAGCTGAGTGAGTGAGGTAGTCAACTAGGTATAAATAAAAAGTATATATATATATACTACATACCCCTACATACACGAGTCTACTCACATTCGTCTATGCTCACCCGTAACCCCTAAATTCCAATAGGTGGACTGGCGGGCGGTGGCATCATGAACACCTACTAGCCCATGAGATGTTCAACGGGTGAACAAGTAGGGTGGGATGAGTGTAGATATAACTAGCGCGCAGGGGCGGGCCTCACCCCTCGCTCACTTCAAGGGCTGGCGTGTGCTGATGTGCTCTAGATTGTCTAACCCGTCAGGCTAGTGACATATGGTAGGAGCAGGCTAAAGGTTACTCGTCTTCTAGCACCTTCAAGTTCGCTTCGACGAAGGCCAACTGCGACTCCGTGAAGCCCTGAGCATCCACCTCGGACCGCGAGGTCGTCGGTACGTAGGCAGCTTCTTTCCGTCCGTCGGCTACGAAGTTCGCAGCGTAGGAATCAGCGTCACCTATGTTGGGCAGTCGCGTCCTGCAGCCTGGCGCAACCGCTATCGTCGCGCTCACTACAGCATGCCAGACCATCCGCTTCGTCGACCCGAACAGACTCACGATCAAGTCAGTCTCGTCGATATCAGTCGGGACCTGTCGCGTGAACTCGTGAGAGCTCCCACCCGTCGGCTTGCTACTCCAAGTGTGTATTCTAGACATATCAAACTCCTATCAAGAGAACAGAGGATGAGACGCCCCTACACATATGTCACTTCGCCTGCACACCGCCCGGGTGTCCGTCCCGTGGGTTCGGCGATGTTGACAATGAACTATGCAATCGGCGTGCCTGCGATTAAGCTGCCCGCGTAAGTCGTTGTCCCGCATGGAGTTACAGCGCTGATGTTAGAAACACGATGTTAACCTGTGTCACCTGGGTGGGACGGGCAAAAGGCCTGCGAATAACCAGCGGTCTCGTAAGTCGTTGTGGGACAAGGGGTTACGTGGTGTCCCTTCCTAGTGACGGGGGTGTCCTACTTAGTGGACATGCTGAGTCATGCCAGTATGGCAGGTATGCCACTATGGACTGCCAGAATGACAGGCCTTCCGTGACCAGGTGCGCGAGCCCCGGACCGAACAAAGACCGAAGGGTCTCAGACCGAAGAGATACCGAAGGGTCTGGGACCGAACAGACACCGAAGAGATCGCACCCCGTAGCCCCCCTTTGACCAGCCATACCCCAAGGATACCAACTCAAATATATCTACAATTTTTGAGATTACCCCTCTTGGTTGAGGTAGGTGTTCATTTGTTGAACGAGATGGATATATGTCGGGACGCGGGGACTCGCTTGCGCTCGCTGTTGTACCAGGCATTACGCTACCACCTTATTGCTCATTAGGGAACATTTGCCTCCTCTCTTGACAAATGTAGTCAAAAGGGTTATGATGGAAAGGCGATCCTGATTTGACATAATCTGCTCAGTATCCCCCTGGAGAAGTAATGGCGGTTGACCTACTCCCTGCATTAGACGGTGACCACGCGTGGAGTCCTACAAAGTGGAATCCTCGTCATAGGCTTATCATTGCCCTTCACCTAGCAGGTGATAAGAATAAAGAGATATGTGCAAAGCTCGGGCTCTCCGAGTCGCATGTCTCTCTCATCCTTAACGATCCACGAGCAGTCTATGAAGTTGAGAATCTCGCCCAAGGTGTGGCAGATAGGACTATTGATACTGCTCTTCGGATTAAGCTATACGCTAACGAGGCGCTGGATGAGATCGTCGAGGAACTGAGAACATCGAGAAATGAGAAGGTTAGGCAGACTGCTGCTTTTGGCCTTCTTGACCGTGCTGGTTATACACCTGTTCGCGAGGTCCGTGAGGAGGTTGCTCCTCTACTTCCCGAGGATGTTGTCCAGAGGATGGAAGAGACTACGAGGGAGCTGACTGAGTTCAGGGCGGAGTACAAACAGCTCAAGCCGAAGGAAGCCGAGCCAGCAGATGAGCCTGAGGCTGTGGGGTTTGAGCTTGGAGCTCCTAGGGGTAAGACAGATGAATGAAGACTCTGTCTATCAGAACACAGATCCTGACAACCTCCCGAAGAAGCCTGTAACACCAGACGAGGAAACTCGTCAAAGGATGCGGAAGCTTGGTAGGGATGATCTCTACTACCTCTGCAAAGTAATCCTCGGCTATGACAAGCTAGTACCTCATGTTCATATGCCGATGTGCAAGTTCGCGAATGAGGTTAAGGTTCACAGACGCCTCAAGCTGATGCCTCGGACTCACTTCAAGACAACCATCTGGACTATCGCTCTCTCGATTCAAGACATTATGCGAGATTGCAACGTCACTATCCTCATTGTGGCGGATACAGCGATCAATGCCTCTCGATTCATGAGGGAGATTCAGCAACACTTCATGATGAATGAGTTGTTCCGCTGGTTGTACTCCGAGTTGATCCCTGAGAACTTCACGAAGGCCATCTGGTCGCAGACTGAGATGATCGTCCCGAGGACTAAGGTGAGACGAGAGCCAACCATCGACGCTATTGGTGCTATGGGTGGTATCGAGTCTCGGCACTACGACATCATCAGACCAGACGACCTTGTAACTGAGAAGTGCATCCGCTCTGACGTCGAGATGGAAGCCCTGAACGTATGGGCGGGGGGCCTGGAGTCCCTCTTGAACTCTGAGATCGACGGATTGATCGACTTCACGGGATCTCGGAAGAAGAAAGGGGATCTCTATGAGGTTCAGCAGAAGAGATATGGGGACGGCTTCGAGGAACAGGAGATAGGACCTCACGCAACGCAGAAAGGTGAGATGGCTGTGTTCTGGAGGAGGGATATTGAGAATGGGGAGGTCATCTTCCCCGAGCAGAACACGATGGCCTTCCTGATGAGGATGAAGAAGTGGGACCCTCAGCGATACCATGCTCAGTATGCGAACTCTCCGAAGGGAACGGGGCTTAATACGTTCGATGAGGAGAACCTTCGCTTCTGGCGTTGGTCACCGGACGGTCAAACCATCATTTGCGCTCATGACGGTGAGTTGTTCATGAGGATCTCTCCTTGGGGAGGGGAAAGGATCATAGTCTACGACCCATCTCGCGCTGAGAAGAAGGGATCGTCGATGAATTCGATCTTGGTCCTGCTGAAGGGCTTTCCAATCCCCTTCCGCATCGTTCTAGAGGCCCATGTCGGTCACTATCCTCCAGATGAGGCTATCCGACTCCTCTTTGAGCTAGATCGTAAGTGGAGACCTACGATAATCTCTGTGGAGTACCGGGGATATCAAGGGGCTACGAAGTTCTGGGTCCAAGAGAAGGCAGAAAGGGAGAATCTTCCCTATCCACCGCTGATCCAGTGGCCTCCTGAAGGATCTGAGAAGGCACAGTGGGCAAAAGAGGAACATATCAAGGCTTGTCAGCCTCTGGTCAACTCAAACCTGGTCTGGTTGCATAAGTCGCAGACAGAACTGGTTGAACAGTTCGAGTTCCACCCGAATACTCGTCACGATGATGGAGTGGACTCATTCTCGCAGAGTTTGGACTACTGGCCGGCTCTGATGAGTGAAGCAGAGGCGATGGAGCACGCTCAGACGGAGAGGGACTACATCGAGAAGCATATCGGCATCATACCTATGTTTGCAGACACCGAGAGGCCGGCTTGGGATGAAAAGGAGTTCTTGAGTCAGCTCAATGCCACTGGCTACCGTTCCCACATAGGAGGGAAGCGTGGCTAACGGTGGAAGGCAGATTCCAAATGGGATAGGAGAAGATCCGACCCAAGACCTTCTTGCGAACTTGCTTGTTGAGCAGTTCCTGGCTAGGCAGGCCGCTACTCAGCAGCAGCCGGATGCGACTAGAGTTTCTCAGGAACCTCGGGCTCCACAGAGTGATGCCGAGAACTTCATCATGAATCTCATTCAGGGTGCAGATCCCTCGATGGGAGTGTTCTCGGGGTTGGCAGGCCTGACCCCAGACGATCCAGACTTTAAGACACAGATCTTGATTGGATTGCTGACGGGTGGAGGGCTTGGTTCTCTATTGAGGGCAGGTGGTCGTGGACTCAGGACAGCTGGAGGAGCAGTAAAGAGGAAGCTAGTGGATATGGCGGACTTTATGGTGGACGCTGATATCATAGACATAGCACAAAAGGCTGCGCCTAACACGACAAGAATGCTACGTAGAGGAGTTGAGCCTCTTGACGTCGAAGCGGGTAGTTTGCTTCGTGAGGTTCAGGCGGATCGAGTAACGCGTGAGGGGATATTGAGTCTTAATCCTTCTCAGCAAGCAGTACAAAGGAGACAACTACTTCAAGAGATTGCAGACGCTGAATTAGATCGGTTTAGTCCTGGAGGCAGACCCTTTCAAAGGTTTGAGGAAGCGAAGAAAAACCTAGTAGACTTTGACGCTGTAATAGGTCGAGGGGGTAGCTCGGACGAAGCACTCGGTAGTCTTCTAGATCAGATATCTAAGACTGAGCCTAGAGATATCGAAGGGATTCGACAGCAGATCTTCAAGGATCTAGTCCGAACAGAGGAGAGGGGTGGTGGTTTCGTAGAATCTGATAGGATACGCAAAAGCGTACTTGAGCAGATCGAGGAATTGGCTCAGCGTCGAGGTGCACCGCAAGGACTTTCCCCTAAGCAAAAATCTGAGGGCCTTGAGTTTTTTAATAAGTTGCTTGAGGACACCCGTCAATCGCCCCTTAGTCGAGCAGACTTCAATGTGAGCGGATCAGTAGATGATGCTCTTTCCCGGCTCAGAACTGGAGTTCGAGACTTGCAGGAAACAGATCGAATCGATGAGATAGTACGAAGATCACTTGAGGACCTTTTCGGGAATTAGGCGTTCAACGAATGAACAACTATAGGAGTTGAGAGTTGACTTTAGTTATACCCGATTGGAAGCTCTATGGTCGTTGTATAGCCACTGAGTTCTCCCCGGCCCGCACGTTCGACTTTCTACATGACCAAGCCGATGCGGATGTAACTGAAACAACTTCTATCTCCAAGCCAACAGAAGACTTTGGTGCCTGTGCGGTGGCGACATCTTTCAGCAGTCCTTTCTTCCTCTCAATGCTTAGGGGAATCATAGTCTTCGATATCTCAGGTATCAGCCTGGGTTCGGTAGTCGACTCTGCGATCTTTGAGTTCTACCTCGCTGCGGTTACTGATGAATTCACAGAGCTCTCACAGGTAGTCTTTGTCTCTCTCTCCGAGCTTGATTCACCAACAGAGTTCTCAGATCCGGATTACTCCAAGTTTGGTACATCAGACTACACTACCCGCATTACTCTTGGAGACTTGAACGTAGGTGCTGTAAAGAACGAAGCGGCCTTCAATGCCCTCGCTCTTGCAGACCTGAACGCAGCAATAGCTGGCGGCAGTGGAATATTTAGGATGGGGATACGTATGAATCTTGACGTTGATGATACGGAACCCGTCTGGGTTTTCTTTACTACTGCAGGTATCGAGCTTGAACCTGATGATTCTGACTCAGGGAACCTGTCGGTTTTGTTACTCCAAGTTACTGCAGCGGTAAAGACTGTCTGGACTCCCTTCCCTGCTGTGGGGGCTACATCGCCTTCCATAGGTGAGGTTAACGGAGTCGTTGTCGGAGTTACTGACTTCAGTGAGTTCGAGATAGGTTCTGTTCTCCCGTCAGGCATCACGGAGTACGGGATCAGCAACACTCCGGTAACCACGTTCGCCATCGTCGATGATCCTCAGGAGGGCCGCTACTTTTCGATGGACGGGCAGGGCTTCCGAGGTTTCGGCTTTGGGCTCGATGCGTTCGATGGTCTGATGGACATTGCAGGCGGTGAGCTTCTGGCTCGTATCTGGCTCGAGATACCCGTTAACGGCCGCAAGCTCTTAGGTCCCGCAGCCAATATGGTAGGGTTCGACAGTGAGAATCCCGGTGCTGACTTTGATCACTGGTGCGGCGCGTTCTTCCGTCTCGACCCTGATCAGTTGAGTGGATTGTTCTCTACCAACGACGGCAGTTCGAGCAACTCAGTTACAGCTGATACACAGGAAGCCTGGCAGGATGGAGCCTGGGCTTGGGTCAGAGCTCGCAGAGTGCAGAGTGCTGTCGATCCTCAGACTGACGACGACTTCTTCATCAAGATCTGGTTCGGTGCTTTGGCAGATGAGCCTGTGGCAAATGATGGTGAGAACCTTTCCCAGCCTCGCGGCGGTGGGCTGGACGACTGGGCTGGCGAGGCTATCGGTTGGGCGATGCCAGGAAATGCTGGAGCTGAGACTGAGCAGAGGATTGCGTTCTTATCTTTCTCGACTGATCCACTAATCACTCCGCCACCGATAGCGCTCTTAGACGATAGTACGCCGTGGACGAACATCCCTGCTGTATCACCAGGTACCGTTTGGGCTAACACACCTTAAGTGAGGAGATAACATGCCGACGCAATCTTTTCCCCAACACTTGAAGGGTAAAGCAGCTCGCCCGTTCGATTTGGCCGAGGTTCATCCCTCAACTGAGGGGATCCAGATCAACTACTCGACTGATCGTGCAGCTGAGGTTGCTGCCGAGTTGGGGGTCTCAGCGGAGGATCTGAAGCATCTGGTAGGTTCTGGGAAGGACGGAGCGATTACGGTAGCTGACGTCAAGAACTGGGGCAAGGAGCCTGACGCCTAACTATGGCAGAGCATATCATACCACAGCCGGTAGATGAGCTGAAGATTCTCTCTAAAGAACCTGAGGGAGAATCTGAAGCTCCTATCGAAGAGACGCCGATCCCGGCTAAGATTCCTAGTAAGATGTGGGATCCTGTTGCGACTGACGTCAGCAACTTCGTACGGGATGAGATCTGGCGAGCGCTGTCGGAGAGAAGTGACTTCGAGAAGAAGCTGGCTAGGTGGAAGTTGGTCTATGATGTGCCCATGCCAGATGGACCCAAAACGTTCCCGTTCTACGGTGCGTCGAATCTGACCTTGCCAGTTGTGAAGGAAGCGGTGAATACTCTCACTGCTCAGTTAGTTCAAGCGACCCTGACTGCTCGTCCTAGGTGGGTATTGCAGGATCTAGCTGAGGAGTGGGAGCCCTTCATCGACGAGCTCGAGAGGTTCCTCGACATCGCCTCAGAGAGGGATCTGAAGATCGATAAGACTGCTGTCCCCTGGATTATCGAAGCGGCTCAACTTGGTACTTCGATACTCGAGGTGGGCTATGAGGCTATTGAGAAGGAGTACTTCCAGATCACGTCGGACGGGAAGAGTGTGTTTCCCAAGACATTGATCATGCACGATGGGCCAATCACTTATAACATGACGTTGGAGGACTTCATCATTCGCTTTGGTGAGTCCGACATTCAGAAGGCTAGGTGGTGTGCCAAGAGGCTCCGTCTGAATGAGACAGATGTCATGGACCACGAGCGGAGTGGCCGCTTTGAGAAGGGAACCTGGGAGAGGCTCAAGGATCTCAAACCTGCTGATAGTGGCAAGGTTCCGGACTCCAAGAGAGTGGCTGAGGAGATCGAGGAGACCAAGCCACACTTCAGAGAGGAGTTCGTGTTCTACGAAGTCTGGCTTACTTACAACCTGAAGGCGAACGCGAAGTCGAATGGTGAAGTGCCCAAGATGACTGAGATTGTCGTCTACTACTGCGAGAAGTTGCAGGTGATTGTTGGACGACAGTTTCACCCATACTGGCATGGAAAGCGGCCCTTCATCAAGCTGGGCTACTTCCCAGTACCTGGAAGGTTCTACGATCAAGGGCTGTGCGAGATGCTGGAGCAGATTCAGGAGGCTATCAGCTCTCGTTACAACCAGCGATCCGATAACATCACTCTGGCCAGCTTGAAGATATTCCTGAAGCGGAAAGGAGTTCGAGCCCTTCAACCTGGTGATCCACTGTACTCAGGGAAGATCCTTGAGGTCATGGATGTTCACAACGATATCAGGGAGATGAAAATCTCTGAGATCTATCCGTCGACTGTGAATGAGGAGTTGATGCTCAGGGACTATGGGGATCGGCTATCTGGGACAAGCGAGGCAACTTCGGGGAGTGCGCAGCCTGTCTCGCGTACTACCGCCTCGGCCCAGTTAGCCCTTCTCCAGGAGCAGGCCAAGAGGATCGATCTGACTGTTCGTGGAATCCGCTCAGGGTTGAACGAGGTTGGTAGCCAGGCTATTGATCTCTACTTCCAGTTCGGAATAAATGGGAAGGGAGTGGCCTGGATGGGTAAGAAGGGCCGAACAGTGGAATCAATCTTCAGGCTTCCACGGCGTGTAGTGGAGTTGGGATTGGCTGTCAGAGTACAGGTTCCAACATCACTGCAGAATCGACAGGTCAAGCGGGAGAACTCGATTGCGATGTTCAACCTGTTGACCAATCTCTATCAACAGATGTTACCTCTAGCTCAAGGGTTGGCTCCAGATGCTCTACCTGAGGTTGTTCGTGCGATGGTTGGAGGGGCTCAGAAATTCATGGGTGATGTTCTGGAGACGTTTGACGTTTCCGATCCGGAAGAAGCGCTTGCAGGCCTTACAGTACTTGAGCGTCTCCTTCCTCGAGCAGAAGACTTGGGGGGACTGGAAGATTTCGCCAGAGGAGTTGAGAGCGCTGAGATCCTTGAAAAGCTCAGCGGGCTGGAAAGTCTACTGCGAGAGGCTGAAACTCTTAGGGGTCGAGATAGTGGAGTACTTGAGTCTAGCGGAGACGCACCAAGACTTCCTCCGTCGCCAAGGGTCACTCCAGACCTGGGATCGGATCTACTCCTTGGTGGAGAACCTCTCGGAGGTTAACGAGACTCCGTTTGAGGAGTACATGGAGAAGCAGATTAAGAAGTCTTTTGAGGACCTGGAGCGTGATCAGCCTGAACTGGCTGCGATGATTTCAGGAGAACGTAGGTAACCTTAACCCCTCGTCGATGAGAGGAGAAATTATGGCTGAAGAACCAGAGGTAAAAGATCCACCGGAGGACCCGCCGAAAGATCCGCCTGGCGATCCTCCGAAGGAAGGAGATCCGCCTAAGGATCCAGCAGGGACGATCTCGCTGGACGCGTTACCGGAGGATCTGAGGGACAGGCCAGAGGCTGAGATCAAGTTCTTACTTGGTCACATGATCACTAGCCTGGGAACTCGGAACAACGAAGTAGACGATCTGAAGACGCAGATTGCTGAACTGAGGGGAGCGGTATCTGTACAACCCCCAGCTGAGCCAGATCCGGACGATGAAAAGCCGATGGAGGAGCTGATCCTCGAAGATGTGGACAAGGCTCTTGATCGGTGGGCTGCGAAGAGAGGCTATCCAAAAGTAGTAGGTGATCTCTCTGAGCGAGTAGGGGAAGCGGAGTTCTCGATGATTGCAGGTCAAGTTGATGACTTCGCTGAACATGAGGAGCAGATTCGTCAGCTTCTCAAGGATGGTAAGATGCCTGCGACACGGCAGAATATCATGGGAGCGTACACGATGGCCTTAGGGGCCAGTGTGCTCGAAGGAAGGGCGAGGGAGGTTAGGGGTAAGTCAGGAACTATACCGCCTAGCACTCCTGAGCCGCCCAAAGGGGATACTGATCCAGAGGTTAGTGAGCTGGAGAAAGAAGTTGCCCGTGCCTCAGATATGAGTGTTGCGGAGTTCGCTAAGTATCGTGACAGTGAAGGCCTTGCCGAGCTGAAGCTCCCTACCGGATGAATTGAGACATGCCTGTAAAAGCGGATACTAAGGAGAGAAAAACTCCTTCGAAGGAAGAGAAGGCGGGTGCCCCTCATATCCGAGTGAGGAGTGGGGGGAAGGTTGGGCGGCGTCTGAAGCTGCTCGCAGAAATGTACATCGAGCGGCATCCGAATGAGGGTGTACGCTTCGTTTATTCTCCGGAGCACAAGCCGGAGTTGTCTAACGTAACCAGTCGTCATATCGACGGGTATCGACTGTGCTACGTTAAGGACCTTGGTGACGACGTCGGTGAGATGTTGCCAGGGATGAAGCCCGAAGATATCATTCGGGTGGGTGACGTAGTAATGATGGCTGTCGCTGAAGCTATCAGGGACGAGATGAGGAAGGACTTGGATCAGGCCACTGAGGATGAGATGGGACGGGTCCAAGAGGAGTTCTACGACGCTGTGGAGGATATGAAGCTCAAAGACGGGATGCGTAGTCAGTATCAACCCCGTCCTCGAGGAGTGAGTATCACCGAGGCCGTGGAACGAGAAGTGAATGTACCTGATTCTCACAAGGAGGATTAGGCCTTTAACGCCAGGAGACACCAATGGCTCTGCCTGCAATCCCTAACAAGGGAAGGCGGATACGTAGGTTCCCTCTCGAGAGTGCCGCGACTTATGTCGAGGGTGCTCCGGTCTTGCTAGATGGTAGCGGCGAGATCATCGAAGCTGGCGCTGATCCGGCGGTAATCTTGGGCTTTGCGGCTCATGATGCAGTGTTGCTTGAGTTAGATCCCGATCCTGGGTTCGCTCTTGTCTTCGTTGCGTACCCCGACAGCACCTTCTTCCTCGAGGGACTTGCAAATCCGCTTGCGACGGCTGTTGGAGAATCCAGAGATGTCGGCGTCGATGGGGATGGAGTTGCTCTGCTAGACACCGCGAGTGGTGCGGCACGTCTACGCGTTGAGGACATATTCTTCAAAGGCGACGGCCCGACTGGGTTCTTCGAGGTCAGTGTCTTGGCGGCGAACCGTCAGTTCCAGATCTAGGAGAGATCATGACTGTTGTAAGAGGCCAGTTCGACAACCTCTTGCGGCCTGGTGCTCGCAAAGTCTTTATCGACGACTACAACGAGCTTCCTGCGATCTATCCTGGCATCTTCAATGTGGACACGTCGAGTAAGGCGTACGAAGATGACTTGGTAGTGACGGGTATGCCAATCGCTGTCAAGAGGCCCGAGGGAACGCCGATTGCTATGGATCGGCCGAAGTTCAGAGGGAAAGTCCGCTACATCCACACGGGATTTGGTCTTGGGTATGAGATCACTCGTGAGGCCGTGGAGGATGATGTATATGGAGCCCTGAACAGTCAGGGTGCGTCGAACTTGGCTCGTTCGATGCGTGAAGCTGAGGAGGTCACAGCTCATGCCGTCTTGAATGGTGCTTTCACGACCATCTTGACGTATGACGGTGTGTCGCTCATCAATGACACTCACGTTGGTGTGGGTGGGCTTACCTTCACCAACAGGCCGAATCCGGAAGTGGATCTGTCCACGACTGCCCTCAAGGGGTCGCTGGAGCGTTTCATGGATCTGCGGACGGACCGAGATCTCAAGATCAACGTGATGCCGGCGAACGTGTTGGTGTCGATCTTTGGGTGGTTCCAGGCCCTCGAGATCTTGCAGACGCAAGTGGTCACCACGACGTTTGCGGCTGACGGTATCGAATCACTGGAGACGCCGAACGTTGTCAGTCGCCAGGGTTTGATGCCGATGAAGTCTCAGTATCTGACCGATGCTGACGCGTGGTTCACCTTGATCCCGAAGAACTCAAGGTCGTACCCGTTGCAGTTCTTCTGGAGATCGACTCCTGACGACGTCAGTGGGTTCGAAGGCCGGGAGCAGATCAGTTGGTTCGGTATCCTCGCGAGGATGAGTGCCGGTTCGACTGACTGGAGAGGTATCGACGGATCTACCGGGATCTAGTTGTTCATTCGTTGAACAAGGTGGAACGATGACTGCCGTTTTGCTTCAAAGCAATAAGATAGGATCTACAGGATGGATCTGCCTAAGAAGAGGCAATCGCCTGAAGGTTCTCGGAATTGAGGAGGGAGATCGCCTTCTTGCGAGCTTCAAGCCTCAAGGGGAGGAACTGTCCATCGTTGAGGACGGTAACTTTCCTTTCCCCGCTGAAGCGGAACATGTTCTGATTGAGCACCAAGTAGCCTCGGAGAGGGAGAGTGGCGGAGTTAACGTGGACCTTGTAAGAGTGAAAGTCTAATGGGCGTCTTGACACTATTACAGATTCGTACCGAGCTGGACTCCTCTATGGGAGACAGGTCGAACGTTGACGATTCGCGGCGAGATGTTTGGATCAACCTTGCCTATACTGACATTGCGAGTGGCATTGACTTCGTCGAGCTAGATGATGATCTGGCTATTCCGACGGTGCAAGGCCAGAACAATTACGCGGGGCCGACAGACTCCCTAATCGTGCAGATGCTTCGCGATGAGGACAACGACAATCTTCTGACCTGGATACCGAACAGTGAGTACTTCAGGTTGGATCGAAGTGTA